GTAACGCCAAAGACGCTCAGCGTATGTACAACTACTGGGTCTCCCAAGAAGCAGAAATGCTTGCCCTTGCCCCGAAAGCGCCATTTATTGGCTACGGTGGGCAGTTTGAAGGATACGAGCAGCAGTGGAAGACTGCTAACACAAACAACTGGCCTTACCTTGAGGTCAACCCTGACGTTACGGATGGCTCCGGTAGCGTTATGCCGCTACCCCAACGCGCCCAGCCGCCTATGGCCTCCTCGGGGCTGTTGCAGGCTAAGGCAGGTGCGTCGGACGACATCAAGTCCACCACAGGGCAGTACGACAGCAGCATTGGCGCTACGTCCAATGAGCGGTCGGGCAAGGCAATCTTGGCGCGTGAACGGCAAGGCGACACCGGCACATACCACTACGTTGACAACCTGGCTCGCGCCATTCGCTACGTCACGCGTCAACTCGTTGACCTTATCCCCAAGATTTACGATACCCAGCGCATTGCTCGCATCATCGGCATTGACGGCGAGACCAAGACCGCCAAGATTGACCCGCAGCAGCCCATGCCTGTCCGCGAAATCGTGGACGAGAACGGCATTGTGATTGAGAAAATCTACAATCCGTCTGTCGGCAAGTACGATGTCTGCGTGACCACTGGCCCGTCGTACATGACCAAGCGTCAGGAGTCGATGGAGGCCATGTCGCAGATTTTGCAGGGCAACCCGCAACTGTGGCAGGTGGCTGGTGACCTGTTCGTGAAGAACATGGACTGGCCCGGCGCTCAGGAGATGGCGAAGCGTCTGCAAAAGACCATCGACCCCAAGCTGCTTCAGGACAACGACGAGAATCCCGCCTTGGAAGCCGCGAATCAGCAGATTCAGGCGATGGGGCAGGAGATGGAGCAGATGCACCAGATGCTCCAGAACGTCCACAAGTCTATCGAGGCGCAGGAACAGCGTCGGATGGACTACGAGTCCGAAATCAAGGCGTATCAGGCCGAAACGCAGCGCATCAGCGCCGTGCAGGCCGGTATGTCCGAAGAGCAGATTCAGGACATTGTGGCAGGCACTATTGCCGCCGCTATGCACACGGGCGACCTGATTGGCAATATGCCGGAGCAGCAAATGCCCGAGTTCAACGAAGGTGAGATGCCGATGCAGGGTGGCGAGATGCCCATGCAGCAGCCGCCACAGGAGATGATGTCGTGAAGCCAAACGAACTAGTGGGGCTGTTGTTCCTTGCCCGTGATGTGGCGCACAGCACTCACCTGAACACCCGTTCCTACGCCAAACACGTTGCGTTGCAGGAGTTTTACGAAAACATCGTAGACCTTGCCGACAAGTTTGCCGAAGCGTATCAGGGCTACCACGGGCTGATTGGCCCCATCTCCGTACCCGCTGCCAAAAAGACTTCCAACATTGTGGAGTTCTTGCAGGGGCAGGTTGAGGACATTGAGACGGGTCGCTACAAGGTCTGTGACCGCGACAACACGCCCATTCAAAACATCATTGATGAAATCGTGGGGCGGTACTACGCTTCGCTCTACAAACTGCGCTTCCTCGCGTAATGAAGAGGTATATGTATTCAGATACGCCGATTGTAGACCTCAGGTCTGCAACGGAGTATTGGATACGAGAAGTTGTCGGCGGCGCCGCACCTCCGGCTACTACGTTTACGGTGCTTGGCTCTACCGGCACGTCGTACACTGTAAGCCGCAACGTGCTAAGTAGCGTCGGCGTATCTTATGCGGTTAGCGGCACTGTGCTGGCGTCTAACGGCACTGCTTACAACCCAATTTAGGTAAGTCATGGCAAACCTTGAAGTTATCGCTCTTGATACGGCAACGCCGCAGTTAAAAGCGCCGCAGTCGGGCGATGGCTATGCCATGCCGCGTCCTGTTGCGGTTACCGGTACTTTTGATGTTACTGGTGCGGCTACCGCAACGTCGCTTGCATTAGGCGGTGCAACCTTAGGCGCAAACGCTTTTGCAGTAACTGGCGGTTCTTTGTTAAATGGCAGCCTAACTTTAACCGACGCAATTCTTACTAGAGACGCTGCCAACACGCTTGCTCAACGCAACAGCACTAGCGCGCAGATTTTGCGCGTTTACAACACCTACACGGACGCAAGCAACTACGAGCGCGGCAAGATTGCATGGGCAAGTAACGTACTTCAGATTGGTACTGAAAAAGCCGGTACTGGTACGGCGCGTTCTCTGGAATTGCAGACGGACGGAACGACGCGGTTAACAATTTCGACGACGGGACAAGTCAACCTCACCGGGGGTTTGATTTCCGCTAATTTTTTGAGTGCGGGCAGCTCTTCATATTTTGAATTTACATCAAGAACTGTATTTAGAAGCCCGTCTGATGGTGTATTAAAGCTATCTAACAACGCAGAAACTGATTTTGGCAGGCTGCAATTTGGCGGCACAACTTCTTCTTTTCCGGCAATAAAACGCTCTACCACTATTGTCCAAGTTCGCCTTGCGGATGACTCGGCTTACGCTCCGCTAGAAGCCAGCACTTTACGCGCCGCAACTGCCTATACCGTTGCCACGCTACCGGCGGCTGGCACGGCAGGGCGACGAGCCTACGTCACTGACGCCCTTGCTCCGACGTTTCTTGGCGCATTGACTGGCGGCGGCGCAGTAGTAACTCCCGTATTTGACAATGGCACCGCTTGGGTTGCGGGTTAAGGAACAATCATGTCTATCACAATCACTATTTCGGAACGCCTCCAACTTGCTGGTGCAGGTGCTGCTGCGGTTAACGCAAACGCGGTGTCTACGCAGGCGTACCTTCAGCAGGTGCTGGAAGGCGCGTGCTTGTCCTACCGCGACCAGTTTGCCGTAGACCGCATCACTTCCTCTGACTTTATCTACCGCTTCACGGCGCAAGAGTTTGCGTCAATCAACGCCTCTACCGACCCCGTGTTGCAGGGCTTTGTTGCCGAAGTGAAGGCTGCGCCTTACGTTTGGTTAGGTGCGCAGCAGGTCATCGACGGCGTGAACTACTGCGTTACCAAGGGTTATCTGACGCAGCCTCGGGCAGATGCCATTCTGTTCTACCCCGTCCCTAGCCCATAACGCTAACCGACTAATCGGTTAGACTAGACACATTGCAAGGAGTTTTGTATGGCTATTGCCCTGAAAGCGATTACCACCCGACTGGGGTATCAGCAGATTACCTCGCTGAGTTCCGCTACCAGTCTGACCGTCCCAATTACCGACTTGAACGGCCTGTCTTGCCGCCCGTCCATTGCCATGATTACCCCTGAGACTCAGGCGGTGCGCTGGCGTGACGATGCCGCTCCAACTGCCTCCGTGGGTATGCCGCTGGCTGCTGGCGTCACGTTGCAGTACGACGGCGACCTGACCAAGATTCAGTTCATTGAGCAGACGGCTGGCGCAAAACTCAACATCAGCTACTACGCCTAAGGCGCAACCATGAACATCTCTGGCGATACCGGCGCTACGCCGATTGACTTGGCAAAACTTGCCGAGGACTTGCCCAAGCAGTTTGCGCAGATGATTGCGCTGCGCAACGAACTTGCCAAGCGCCAGGGGGCTGTGTCGGCAGTGGAAGCCTCGCTGAAAGCTAGCAAGGAAGCGCAGGAACACGCCAAGGTCACCAAGGCAGATGCCGACTCACTGAAGAACGATGCCAAGGCAAAGCACGATGCTGCCGTGAAAAAGGGCAAGGATTTGGACGCCCGTGAGAAGGTGCTAAGTGACGCCCAATCGGCAGCTAGCGCCGCGCAGGAAGCTGCGGACAAGGCGTTTGTGGCGCGTGAAAAAGCGGTGTTTGCACGGGAGCAGAACGCTGACCGGCGCGAGGCGGAACTGACCGCCAAGTGCGAAGCGTACGAGGCTGAAAAGGCTGAGTTTGACCAGCGCGTGCAATCGGTTCAGGCCAAGATTGCGGCCTTTTCCATCTAAGGAACCATCATGGGCATCAAGATTTCCAACCTTCCTTCCGCTACCACTCCGCTGACTGGTTCGGAACTTGTGCCTGTGGTGCAGGGCGGCGTTACGGCTAAAGCCGCAGTGTCTACTATGTTGTCCGGCAGTAGCGGCTCGTCACTCGTTGGCTTTCTTCAGTCAGGAACTAGCGCTGTTGCACGGACGGTTCAGTCGAAAGAGCGCGACTTTGTCAGCGCTTTGGATTTTGGCGCCGACTCAACTGGCGTGACGGACAGCACGACTGCGTTGCAAGCTGGCCTTACTGCCGTTGGCGCAGCTGGTGGCGGTACGTTTTACATCCCTGCCGGAACGTACAAAGTAACCAACACGTTGCTGATTCCGACTGACGTAATGGTCCGAGGTGCTGGCCGTCAGGCCACCATTCTTACCAGTCCCGCCGGAACCTACGCTGGCAAAACGGTAGAAGGAGCGCCGGTGTACGCCACGCTAGGGATGTGCGCCGTCAACAATGCCTCTGTTTATTCTCTGACCGTTGACCACACGGCTGGCACTGTGTCCGCAAACGGCATTGTCATCATGGCCGGTAATGCCGGGCTAGGCACCGCATCGACCAACTGCTCGATTGTCGACTGTGAAGTGAAGAAAAGTTCTACGCCAGGACATCAGTATTGCATTTGGAGCCTGTCTTCAACTGGAAGCAAGATTCTCTACAATTACGTGGACGGTGGCGTATCAACCAACACAGCGGGAACGGAAGAAGGCATTGAAGCCTACGGTGGCACGGACATTCTCATTGAGGGAAACACCGTTAAAAATGTTAATAACAACGGCATTTATGTCAGCGTAGATTCTGGCGTTGCTTTAAATCTGTTAAACATTCGTGTCGTTAATAATTACGTTACAAAATGTCAACAAGGCATTTATTTAATAAGTGCAACGTCCGCAAAAAATTGCCTAATTTCTAATAACAACATTGATGCTTGTTGGAACACGAGCATTAATTTGACTTATTCGTCAGGGGCAACTGTTTCTGGAATCACAATTGCCAACAACACTACAAACGCAAGCAAATCTGGCATAAATATTGTTGGCGATGCTGCGGCGACGTTACAAGAAAACATTGTTGTCATTGGCAACAATATTGTTGGTACTAGCGACGCAAGCACTGCAAGCATTTCCTCTGTTAGCGCGTCCAACGTCAAGTTTTTGAGCAACAGCATCAAATCGGCAACGCAGCGAGGAATGTTTATTTCCACGGGCAATGACATTGTCATCAAAGACAATAACATTGACACCTGCCAAACTGTCGGCATTTACTGTTACACCCTGACACGAAGCACTGTTCTTGCCAACACCGTTCGGGAATGGAACCGTGGCAATTCATCGTATGCTGGCATCTACTTTGACACTTGCACCACGGCTCATTGCGATTGCAACGACTTTTATATTTCTACTTTTTCCTATTATCCAGTTTACGTTCCAAGCACTGCCAGTGACCGTATCCATATCGGAACTGGCAACAATTTGCTGTATTCGTCCTCCGGCAACCCGATTTACCGCAACGACGGATTAAACCCAAATCGCGGGACGTTTACGCTTGCGGCGGCGTCAACGACCAAAACAACCAGCACCACAGCGGTCAACAACGGAACTAACGTGTCTGTTTGGCAAACAGGTGGAGCGGCATTGAAACCATTTTTTCTCACGCAGGCTGGGGGCTCATTCACCTTGACCTACGCGGCCGCAACTGGCGACGAAACATTCCAGTGGATAGCCCAATGAACATACCCATCGACAAACAAGCGCACTTTTGGTGGGGCTGGGCTATCGCCGCCACCCTGTACCCCGTCAGCCTATGGCTGGGCATCTTCGTTGCTGCCCTTATGGGCGCGGCTAAGGAGATATGGGACGCGCAAGGGCATGGGACGCCCGATGCTAAAGACTTTGCCGCAACGGCCCTTGGCGGGGCTGTGGGTGGCTTGTGTTGCCTATTGTTGACTTCGCTATAGCGCGGAGTAGACTAACCGTACTGGTGCGGCCCATCAGGGATTCTACGGAATCACAAAATGTCTGAAGAAGTTGAGGTTGTAGCGGAAGTCACCCCCGCGCCGGAACAGGTCGCCACGGCAGCACCTGAGACCGCAGTAGTTGAAACGCCGGAGGCTGAAGTCACGCCCAAGTCCTTCACACAGGAGGAACTGGACGCCGCCATCAGCAAGCGTCTCGCAAGAGAGCAGCGTAAGTGGGCAAGGGAACAGGCCATGCAGGCGGCGCAAGCCGTACCGCAGCAGCCGCTGGAAATCCCGCCGATGGAGCAGTTTGAGTCGCCGGATGCCTACGCAGAAGCGTTGGCGTACAAGAAGGCACACGAACTCATCCAGCAGCGTGAAATGCAGCGGATGCAGGTTGAAACCCTGTCGGCTTATCACGAACGTGAGGAAGTGGCGACCGAACGCTATGCGGACTTCAAGCAAGTCGCATACGGTGACCACGTCCGAATCACGCAGGTGATGGCTGACACCATTCGCTCTTCTGAAGTTGGCCCGGACGTAGCCTACTACCTCGGTTCCAACCCCGCAGAGGCTGCGAAGATTGCCGACCTGCCGCCGTTCTTGCAGGCGAAGGAGATTGGTAGGCTGGAAGCCAAGTTGCTGTCCAACCCGCCGGTCAAACGCTCAACTTCTGCGCCACCGCCGATTGCACCTGTTTCTGCCCGAGGGGCTAAACCCCCGGCCTACGACACCACCGACCCGAGGTCTATTAAGACCATGAGTACGTCGGAATGGATTGAGGCTGACCGCCGGAGACAGATGGCTAAGTGGGAAGCGCAGCGCCGATAACCCGTTACAACCAATTGAGAGGAACATTCCGTGAGTAATTCACTGCTGACTATTGACATGATTACGCGCAAGGCGCTCCAGATTTTCGAAAACGAACTGGTGCTGACCCGTAACGTAAACCGCGCCTACGACGACTCGTTCGCCGTGGAAGGTGCCAAGATTGGCTCCACCCTGCGTATCCGTCTGCCGGACCGCGCTCTGGTGACCGACGGTGCTGCCCTTCAGGTGCAGGACGACAACGAGCAGTACACCACGCTCGCTGTGTCCAACCAGAAGCACATCGGCGTCAACTTCACTAGCGCCGAACTGACCATGCAGTTGGACGACTTCGCTGACCGCGTGCTCAAGCCGCGTATCAGCCAGTTGGCTGCCTCCGTGGACAACGACGTTGCCAACGCCTACAAGAGCATCTACCAGTCGGTCGGTACGCCTGGCACGACCCCGGCGACCTCGCTGGTGCTGTTGCAGGCGCAGCAGAAGCTGGACGAGCAGGCTGCTCCCCGTTCGCCGCGCTACGCGACGGTTAACCCGGCTGCCAACGCTGGTCTGGTCGAGGGCTTGAAGGGTCTCTTCAACCCGAACGCCACTATCAGCAAGCAGTTCAAGTCGGGCATGATGGCTGAAGGCGTCCTCGGTTACGAGGAAATCAACATGAGCCAGAGCATCGTGCAGCACACGACTGGTTCGCGTTCGGCTACGGACACCATCCTTGTTAACGGCGCGGTTACCACTCAGGGTGCAACGACGTTGGCAATCGACGGTGGCACGGGTTCCGCTACGTTTGCGGTTGGTGACGTGTTCACGATTGCTAACGTGTACGCGGTCAACCCGCAGACCCGTCAGTCCACCGGCTCACTCCAGCAGTTCACGGTGACGGCCCTCGCCACCGCGTCCTCGGGTGCATGGGCTAGCGTGTCGGTCTCCCCCGCCATGTATACCTCGGCTAGCGCCCTCGCCACCATCAACGCCTTCCCGGCTGACAACGCTGCTGTGACGGTGCTTGGCACGGCTTCTACGGCGTACCCGCAGAACCTCGTGTACCACAAGGACGCCATCACGTTCGCCACTGCCGACCTCCTGCTCCCGCAGGGTGTGGACATGGCGTCGCGTCAGGTGCATAACGGTATCTCGCTGCGTGTCGTGCGTCAGTACGACATCAACAACGACCGTATGCCTTGCCGTATCGACGTGCTGTACGGCTACGCTGCTATCCGCCCGGCAGGTGCCACGCGGATTTGGGGCTAACCGCCCTATCGTGACCCCGGTGTAACAGCCGGGGTTACGCATTTATACAAAAGTTTGCAAGTTTAAGGAGTATTACAATGGCTCTTTCCTCAGTTGGTGGCGGTTATCAGTTCACGGACGGCAACGTCTCTGAAGCCGCCCTTATTGTTCAGGGTACCCCGGCAACGGCAACTGCCGCTGCTACGCTCACGGTTGCTCAATTGCTCTCGGGCCTTGTGGTGTGCAGCAGCACGCCAGGCACCCAGACGCTGCCCACGGTGGCGCTGCTGGAAGCGACGTTGACGAATAACAAGGTTGACTCTGGCTTTGAAGTCAGCTTTGTCAACACGGCTGCTAGCACGCTGACGATTGCCGTTGGCACGGGCTGGACCTTGGTTGGCACGGTGACGGCGTTGACCCTTACGTCGGCCCTGTTCCGCGCCCGCAAGACGGGTGACGGCGCTTGGACGTTGTACCGTATCGCCTAACGGCACTGGGAAAGGGGGCTTCGGCCCCCTGACCCTTTATGGTTATCTACCTACGTCACCCTGTCCACGGCACCAAAGTCGCTATTAGCGAGGGTGAGGCCGAGGCAGATGAAAAGAATGGCTGGTCGCGGTACAATCCCGACACGCCCGCCGAGGCGGCTCCGGTCAACGAGCTTGCTGCTCGCCGTCGAGGACGACCCCCTAAGACCGCTGAGGGCTGAAAATGGCTACCGCAGGTGAACTGATTAACGGTGCGCTGCGGCTCATCGGGACGCTGGCTGAAGGCGAGACAACCTCCTCCGAGGCATCTGCTGACTCGCTTCTTGCCATGCAACAGATGATTGACTCGTGGTCTACGGAACGCCTGTCCATCTTTACCACGCAGGAACAGGTGTTCACTTGGCCTGCTGGCTATCTCAGCCGCACGCTTGGCCCATCTGGCGACTTTGTAGGCAACCGTCCTATTCTGCTGGACGACAGCACCTACTTTATTGACCCTGCCTCGGGCATCTCCTACGGCATCAAAATCATCAACCAGCAGCAGTACGACGGCATTGCGGTCAAGACCGTAACTTCGTCGTTTCCGCAAGTGCTGTGGATTAACACCAACTACCCCAACGTGGACTTGCACATTTACCCCGTGCCGACCCGTTCGCTAGAGTGGCACTTCATCTCGGTAGACCCGCTGACTCAGCCTGCCACGCTGTCCACGCAATTGGCATTCCCGCCGGGCTACCTGCGTGCGTTCCGCTACAACCTTGCCTGCGAGATTGCGCCTGAGTTTGGCGTAGAGCCGTCGCCGCAGGTGCAGCGCATTGCTATGACCAGCAAGCGGAACCTGAAGCGCATCAACAACCCAGGCGATGTGATGTCGATTCCGTACAGCATCGTGGGGACCAGGCAAAGATTTAATATTTTTGCCGGTAATTTTTGATGCGTATCGCACTTGATTACGACAAGACTTACACCGCAGACCCAGTGCTGTGGGATGGGTTTGCATGCGATGCTTTGGCGCGAGGCCACGCTGTTTTTGTAGTCACGATGCGTATGCCTAGCGAACCTGTTGACGACATAAGCCTTCCGGTCATCTACACATCTCGTAAAGCAAAATCTTCTATTGTAGAAGCGGACATTTGGATTGACGATTGCCCGCAGTACATTTTTGAGGATGCGTTTTGAAGACCCCCATCCTTGGCGCTGCGTATGTTGCTCGGTCGGTTAACGCCGCCGACAACCGCTGTGTCAATTTGTTCCCAGAAGCCGTGCCTGAGGGTGGTAAGGAACCCGGCTTCCTGAACCGCGCCCCCGGTCTACGCCTTGTAGCCACCGTGGGGTCCGGTCCTATTCGTGGACTGTGGTCGCACGGCGGCTACCTGTACGTCATCTCTGGTACTGAGTTCTACCAAGTTACCTCCGGCTATGTTGCTACCCTAAAGGGTACGGTCACCGGCACTGGCCCTGTGAGCATGGCTGACAACGGTACGCAGTTGTTTATCGCCTGCAACCCTGACGGGTTCATCTACAACTACAACACCGACGTGTTTGCCCAGATTACCGACCCTGACTTTTACGGGGCGGTAAACGTGGGCTACCTTGACGGTTATTTC